TCAATTTTGAATAGATATATTGATGAGAGTGATATGGATTGTGATAAATCCGTAGTTAAAGGTATTTTACAGAAGATATATTCGGAAGCCTGTGAGGTAGAGTGATGTTTATCTTAGCGAGTAAAAATAGTGCGGAGCAAGGTGCTTACGCAGTGGAAAATCAGGAGGGTGAAAATGTTTTGTTCTTCTTTGAAGAGGAGGATGATGCAGATAGATACGCTATGTTGTTGATGGCAGATGAAGATCGCTCTTTATCTGTAGTTGAAGTTGAAGAAGGACTTGCAATTCGTACGTGTAAGATGTATAATTATAGATATGCAGTGATAAAACCTGAAGACATTGTTATACCTCCCAATAAATTAGATGATAACCTTTCAAAAGATTAAATGGAAGAATCTTCTTTCCACAGGAAACCATTGGACAGAAGTTGATTTTCAGAGTAGTCCTACCAATCTTGTGATTGGGACAAATGGTGCTGGAAAGTCTACTATCTTAGACGCACTTACTTTTGTTCTTTTCAATAAACCATTTCGTAAAGTTAATAAATCACAATTAGTAAATGCAATTAATGAGAGGGAGTGTCAAGTAGAAATAGATTTTAATATTAATACAAAACAATACAAGGTTCAAAGAGGTATCAAACCAAGTATATTCAACATAACAGTTGATGGTGTTGAACTTCATAAAGAGGCAGATGACCGTGCTATGCAGAAGATACTAGAGCAAGGCATACTGAAACTGAATTATAAATCTTTTACTCAGATAGTTATATTAGGTAGTAGTTCTTTTGTTCCTTTTATGCAACTATCTTCACCTAATCGAAGAGAGGTGATAGAGGATCTACTGGACATACGCATATTCTCTGCGATGAATAACTTGATCAAGGATAGAATACGTGAAAAGAAAAATAATATTAAGTCTTTAGACCTTAAGAGAGATAATATTAAGGATAAAATGAACATGCAACAGAAGTTTATTACTGAACTTGAAGACATGGGAAAACAGAATATAGAGAAAAATAAAGGTAATATTAATACATTGATTGCAGAATCAGATCAGTATGTGATGGATAATGAAAATATAGAAAAAACAGTAGTAAAGAGAACTGAAGAGCAAAGTAAACTCATTGGATCAGGTGAGAAGTTAGCAACTCTTAACAATTTGAAAGGTAAAATATCCAATAAAGTATCAACCCTTACTAAGGAACATAAGTTCTTTACTGATAATGTATCATGCCCTACATGTACCCAACCTATAGAAGAATCATTCAGATTAAATAGAATTAATGACGTTCAAACTAAAGCAAAGGAACTTAAGAAGGGTTACGAAGACCTTGAAAAGACCATCAAAAAAGAGCAAAACCGAGAGCGTCACTTCAACAAATTATCAAAGGAGATTACCAAACTCAACCATGACATTTCTCAGAACAACACTAGGATTAATCTCAACCAGAAACAAATCCGAAACCTTGAATCTGAAATTCAAACACTTACCAGTCAACTTAAAAACAGAAATACTGAACATGAGAAATTAAAAGAGTTTAAAGGAAATCTCGACAAAACTACAGAAGAGTTATCAATACAGAAAGAAGATATACAATACCATGACTTTGCATATTCACTGTTAAAAGACGATGGGGTGAAGACAAAGATCATTAAAAAATATCTTCCATTCATAAATCAACAAGTGAATCGTTTTCTTCAAAAGATGGAGTTCTACATTAACTTCCAACTTGATGAAGCATTTAGTGAAACAATTCAATCTCCCTTACATGAGGACTTTACTTATAGTTCATTTAGTGAAGGTGAGAAGATGAGAATTGACCTAGCACTTTTATTCACTTGGAGAGAAGTTGCAAGAGTAAAGAACTCAGTCAATACTAATTTATTGATTATGGATGAAATTTTTGATAGTTCTCTAGATACTTTTGGAACTGATGATTTCCTTAAAATCATTAAGTTTATAATTAAAGATGCGAATACCTTTGTTATCTCACATAAAATAGATATGCAGGACAAGTTTGAAAATGTCTTGAAATTTGATAAAGTAAAAGGATTCTCTCAAATAGTGACATGAACACACCTAACTGGCAACACAATTCTGGTAAACCCCAGAAAAGAAAATTAAAACCACAAGCTCTACGACAAGCGAAGAAACGTCGTGGACAGTTAATAAAGTGTCTACTCAACCGTCCCAAGGGGCGGTTTCGTCATTATAATAGATGTATAAGATAATTAAGCACATGACTGTAAGACACGAAGTAAAAGGACAACTCGCTAAGTTACTAGCAACAGAAGATCTCATAGTAGAGAGCAAGAAGGTTGAGACTGCATGTTTCAATGTACACACTCGTGTTCTTACACTACCAATGTGGGATAAGGCAAGCAACAACGTATATGACGCACTTGTAGGTCATGAGGTTGGTCACGCACTATTCACACCTGATAGCAACTGGTTTGAAGAGATAGACATACCGATGGGTATTGTGAATGTTGTAGAGGATGCTCGCATCGAAAAGATGATGAAGAGAAAGTATGCAGGTCTATCAAAGACTTTCTACTCAGGTTATCATGAGTTAAGTGATTCAGATTTCTTCAAGATTCAAGGTAAGAACTTAAATACATTCAACTTTGCTGACCGTGTGAACCTATACTACAAGATTGGTAACTACAATGATATTCCCCTCAAGAATGATCGTGAGAAGGAATTACTTTCTATGGTTGGTGCTACAGAAACATTTGAAGATGTGCTTGATGTTTCTAAATTACTTCATGAGTATTGTAAGCAAGAGATAGAAGATATGAAGAAAGAGTTAGAGCAGAAGATGGAAGAAGAGGAGCAAGCACAAATGTTTGGTGGATCAGGTAGTGGACTTGGTGGTTCAAGTGATGAGAATTCTGATGAAGAAATAAATAACGATACACAGTATCAGGTTGTAGATGCAGAAGAAGAAGACGATGAGTCTGACTTTGAAGATCAACCTTCATCAAATATTTCTATATCTCAGATCCCTGCAGCGGAGTTGGATGCAGCAATACAAAAGATTGAAGGAGGAGAAGGAGGAATAGAGATTAGTTCTGCAACTGCATTAGATAGATCAATACAAAATCTAAACAAATCTGATTCCGTCCAGAACGAATACTTTGAATTACCTCAAGTTAACACTGGTCATATCATTATAGATAATGCTCACATTCACAAGTGCATAGAAATTGAGTGGAGCGAACAGATTAAAAATAAAAAAACACATCAGTATCTTGAGTCGGAATATGATCCTTCAAAATACGTTCTTGAATCTCTTAATGATGCAAGAAAAGACTTTAAAGATTTCAAGAAGTCTGCACAGAAAGAAGTCAACTATCTTGTAAAAGAGTTTGAGATGAAGAAGTCAGCATCTGCATATGCTCGTGCTGCTACATCACGTACAGGAGTTCTTGATACAACTAAACTTCACACATACAAATATAATGAGGATCTATTTAAGAAAGTCACAGTTCTTCCAGATGGTAAGAATCACGGATTAGTATTCATACTTGATTGGTCTGGTTCTATGAACTCTGTAATGTTAGATACCGTCAAGCAACTTTACAACCTAATCTGGTTCTGTAGAAAGATCCAAGTACCATTTGAAGTTTATGCATTTACAAACTGCTATCCAAATCCAAATACTAAAACATCTTATGAGGTCAAGGAGGGTGTAGCACAAATAGATGGATCTTTCTCATTGATGAATCTCCTAACACATAAAGTAAACACAAAGACTCTTGAGTCTCAAATGGAGAACATATATCTGATTGCTAAAGCACTTGCTTGGAATTATACAAACTACTACAACATTCCACTAGGAATGGGTCTATCAGGAACTCCTTTGAATGAGACATTAGTTTGTCTACATGAGATACTACCACAGTTCAAAAAAGATAATCAGGTAGAGAAAGTTCAATGTGTTATTCTAACTGATGGTGAAGCACATCCTCTACGTTTTCATCATGAGTTCTCACATAGATGGGGTGAAGAGTGTGAAAAATATATGGGGACTTCTTACATAGGAGAGAACTGCATCCTTAGAGATAGAAAGACAGGTAATACATATGCATTTGATGATAATTCTTTCACCATGACCGATGTACTACTTCAAAATCTTAGAGATAAGTTCACTGACGTAAACTTCATAGGTTTCAGAATACTACCTCCAAGAGAAGCTTCATACTTTGCTAAAAGATATGTTGAGTATGGTGATGAACTTGAAAAGATTATGAAAGTCTGGAGAAAGGAGAAATCATTTGCAATCAAGAAGTCTGGATATCATGTATACTTTGGACTCTCTGCTTCAGCACTTGATAGTGATGATACCTTTGAAGTAAAGGAGGATGCAACTAAGACAGACATCAAGAAAGCATTTTTCAAGAGTCTAAAAGGTAAGAAGATGAACAAGAAGATACTAAGTGAGTTTATAGAGTTTGTTGCTTGATAAATAGCTTTGAACATACTATTAAGAAAATGACCAGATTTGGAGATCTTGTAGGAGGTAATGAAACTGTAGTGACTCCTATCACAACACCACCAGTTGTTAAGGAAGAACCTGTTAAGGAAGAACCTGTAAAGGAAACTGTGGAGGTTAATGTACCAGATAAAGACTTTCCTCAAGTTGTAACTAAACAAGATTTGATGAAAATGACAAAAATTGAATTAGAAAAAGTTGGTAGAACCTATGGTATTGAACTTGATAGAAGACTCTCTCACGCTAAGTTAGTTGTTCAATTAAAAGCATTTATTGACTCTAAATTATAAACCAATTAAAAAAGTGTCCACTAGGAGGTGTTTCACCTCCTTTTTTTGTCTATAATGATTGTATAGATAAAACAATTACATCATGACTTTCAAACCTTTTGAGATTAAAATGACCGAACAGCAGGTTATCGACGGATTAAGAAGTAACTACGGTAACGAGTTTACTACTCCTGATATCAGAGCATTCTGTGCTATGAATGATATTGCATATTCCACAGTTACCAGAAAGATACAAAAGCATAAAGTATCTAAAGGTAAGTGGAATCTTAAAGTTACAACTAAAGCAGTTGAAAAGATCGAGAGATCATTTGCAGCACCATCTGGTCAACCAGTAGCAGAGAGAAATCTTGTTCCAGAGAAGGATGAGACCTTTGTTAAGTTTGGAAGTTTCAACGATGTTAAGAAGATTATACAATCAAAGCAATTCTATCCAACATTCGTTACAGGACTATCAGGTAACGGTAAAACATTCTCCATAGAGCAAGCATGTGCTCAACTTGGTAGAGAACTCATTCGTGTAAACATTACTATTGAAACAGATGAAGATGATCTTATTGGCGGTTTCCGTCTTGTTAATGGCGAAACCGTATGGCACAATGGCCCAGTCATTGAAGCACTCGATTCTTTTCTTTCTTCT